CTCCAAGTAAGGGTAAGGCTCATTGAAGAAAGGAATAAAAAATGAATCCAATTTTTGAATTGTTAAAAGTCAAAGTTGAAATTTTTATTCGCAGGCTGTCTGAGGCCACGCCATCTTGCTTGATGATGATGGTTCAAGGCAATGTGCTCGCGTTGACACTGCCTCATTGGATCAAGGCTCTTCAAACGGGCGCAATGACCGGCGGTCTTGCTGTCCTTATTTCGTTTTTTGGTCGCAAAGAACTGCAAGACAACAAATTTGTTGTGGCAGGCTTGACTGGATTTTTAACTGCAATTTCAGACCTGATTTCTCATCCATCGCACTTCGGTGGTGAGACAACTGAGGCAATTGCAACTGGTGTTGGCGCCGGCTTATTGTGCATGGCCCTATCAAATATTGGGAGCAAATAATGTTGGACTGGCTAACTGGTGGTGTCTTTGGAAGCCTCTTAGGGGGCATTTTTCGTTTGGCACCTGAGATTCTGAAGTACCTCGACAAGAACGACGAGCGCAAGCACGAACTGGCTATGTTTGGCCTGCAGACCGATCTGGAAAAGATGCGCGGTCAGTTCACGATGGAACAAAAATATGTTGAGCACAGCACTGCTCAACTGGAAGCAATTCAAGAGGCGTTCAAGGAACAAGGCGAAGAGGCCAAGGCCAGTTACCCATGGGTGGCGGCTCTGTCTGCTCTTGTGCGCCCCATGGTCACCTATGTGCTCTTTGGCATGTATGTGGCCTTCAAGATTTCGGTGATGGTCTACGCTTTCAACAGCGGCGCTAATTGGCACGACATCATTGTCGGCAACTGGACGGCAGACGACTTTGGCATGCTCAACATGATCTTGACCTTCTGGTTTGTGGGTCGAGCGATTGAGAAGTATCAAAAATGATCGGCGACGCCATCAGACTGGCGAGCGAATCCCTTGTAAAGCCGTTTGAAGGCTACGCAAGGCGCTTGCCTGACGGTGGATGCCAAGCCTACCCTGATCCGGGCTCACACGGGGCTCCTTGGACGATTGGATGGGGTTGTACGGGGCCAGACATTGGCCCTGACACTGTTTGGCCTGTAGAGAAGGCCCAAGAGGCCCTAGATCAGCATTTGTTGTATTTTGCGAGCAACGCCCTCAAGTTGTCGCCCGGCCTCGCCAACGAGCCGGATCGTCGCTTGGCGGCGGTGATCAGCTTCACCTACAACTTGGGGCTTGGCAGTTACCGGGTGTCCACATTCAAAAAACGGGTTGACGCCAAGGATTGGAGCGGGGCCTGCGAAGAGATTGTGAAATGGAACAAGGCATGCGGCAGGGTTTTGCCGGGCCTGACAAAAAGACGAATGGCAGAGGCATCTTTATTGAAATAAAGTGACCTTGTGAGATTGTTAACCTGATGGGAAAATAGACATAACAATGGGGAAAATATGAGCACCAATACACCATCATGGGTAATGACTTATGACAGTCTGACTTACTATGTACTTCAGTACCTAGAACGGTCAGACCAAGCCACCATTAACGCTATTCCCACCTTCATTACTCTGGCTGAGTTTGAGATTGCCCAAGAGATCAAAACCTTGGGCCAATTGCAAGTCGCTGAGTCGGTGATGAATATTGGTCAACCAACAATTGCCAAGCCTGCTCGGTGGCGCAAAACCGTGTCCATGAGCATCACGGACAGCGCAGGCAATCGCACCCCTGTTTTGCTTCGCAAGTACGAGTATCTGACCAACTATTGGCCCGACAACGCCAATGTAGCAAAGCCGCTCTACTACGCAGATACTGACTGGGATCACTGGTACATCGCCCCGACGCCGGATGCGGCCTACAACTTCGAGGTGCTGTACTACGAGCGCATCGCTCCATTGAGCTCGACAAACCAAACCAATTGGCTGACCCAGAATGCCCCAACAGCGATGCTGTACGGCACTTTGTTGCAGGCAATGCCTTTTCTCAAAAATGATCAACGCGTGATCTTCCAACAAAAATACAGCGAAGCCATCAAGTCGCTGAAAGATGAGGATGTGTCTCGTGTTGGTGACCGACAAGCCGTTGCTGTGGATAGCTAATCATGACTACATACTCCTCACCCTATACCGGACAGACCATCAACCCATCGCAAGTTGGGTATGAGGCGCTGACAATCAGCACCAACACAACTCTGCAGTGGCCCATCAACAGCAACAGCTCGAATGTAGTTGCTAACATCATCGATGTGATCGCAACAGCCAATGGTTTGCAGTTGATTTTGCCGCCTGCTTTGGAAGTCTCTGTTGGTCAAGCATTCATCGTTCGCAACATTGGGAATGGCTCGCAGTATTCGTTCACTGTCGCCAACAACTCCGGCGGCACGATTCAGACAATCCCTGTTGCACCGACGACCTCGACAGTCAACACCTACTACATCTACCTGACTGACAACACCACAATCAATGGCTCATGGTCAACGATTGCTTTGGGTATTGGCACCTCGGCCTACAGCGCAAGTGCGCTTGCAGGCTATGGCTTGGAGGCCATCAACAACACCCTCAACACGGTGCTTGCGGTCAATCAATTTGCCTCGAATTACACACTCAATTCGCAAGACCAATCGTCGCTGTATGTGTGGACTGGTGGCGCAGGCACAGTCACTTTGCCTCAGGCCGCAACTGTTGGCGCAAGTTGGTATGCGGTGCTCAAGAACGACGGCACAGGCATCTTGAATGTTGTTGCGCAAGGCACAAGCACGATTGACTTCACCAGTACATCTGCGCAGTTGCAGTTGGGAGAATCGTTTGTCGTCACCACCGACGGCACGAACTGGTACACCTATGCCTATGGTCAGTCTGCACAGTTCTTTTTTACTTTGTTAAGTTTGCCGGTCACCGGTGGCACTGTAACGCTGACCTCTGTGCAGGCATCGAGCATCATTCAGGAATACACCGGCACACTGACATCAAATTGCACGATCATTTTGCCTCCAACGGTGCAGTTTTACTCACTCCAAAACAACACCTCTGGCTCATTCTCGCTGACATTCTCAACCGGCGTTGTTGGCGGCACGACCATTACTTTGCCTCAGGGTCAAACGATCATTGCGATTTGCGATGGAACGAATGTCTACAACGCTCAGACATCGACCTCAAGCTTTATCCAAAACTTGAAGATTGGTAACGGTTCAGCCGCCGCGCCTTCGTTGGCTTTCCAAAGCAACCCATCAACCGGCTTGTACTTAGCGGCATCGGGCCAAATTGGTTTTGCAATTTCTGGGCTTGCGGCAGGTCAATTGACTGCCACTGGCCTCTTGTTGCCTGTTGGCATCAACGGTGGAGCGTTCTAATGACTGCAAAAGTCGCCATCCTTGCAATACCACCCGGCATACAGCGCGACGGTACGCTCTTTGCGGCCCCTTGCTACATCGACGGTGAATGGTGTCGCTTCCAATACGGGCGCCCACGCAAGATGGGTGGCTACACTGCGTCCTTCGTGAACGCGCCCGGCATCAGCCGAGGCATGATCTTGCAGTCCCAAGATGGTCACACATGGGTGATCTCAGGGTTCAGCGACAGCATTCAGCAGTGGACAATCGACAACGATGATGCTGTGGGCTCTGGCCCAACTGCCATCAATCCTGTTGGCTCTGTGACTGGAGTGAGCATCGTCACACAAGGCACTGGCTATGTGAACGGCACCTATACCAATGTGCCACTTGTTACTACGACGGGCACCGGTGCTTTGGCGACTGTGGTCGTGTCGAGCAACCAAGTGTTCTCAGTTGCCATCACCAACGGCGGCACAGCCACATACCCGTATGGCGAGAGCTTCACGATCAGCAACGCAAGCATTGGCGGCTCAGGATCGGGCTTTGCAGGCGTTATTACTGCCAACTCAGCCTTCACCCCCAATGACCTCAATTTGTGGCAGTTTGACACCGGATACGACCCCTACGGCACCGGCAACAACAATGTGATTGCGCATCCGGGTTTGAACCTTGAGCACATCGACAACACGACCAACACCCGACCTTTGATTGGCCCCTTTACCGGCACAACAATGACGCCTGTAGGCGTCTTTTCACAGACGGGTACCACCACCAACATGTCCAAGAATGTGACCTTTACGACGACCAATGTCGCCATGGGGCCCGGCGTGTCTGTGACTGGTGCAGGCATCCCTGCCAACACGGTGATCGTGTCTGCCTCATTGGTCGCAGGCGTGTGGACGGTAGTCTTGAACAACGCGGCTACCGCATCAGCCACTGTTACCTTGACTTTTGACAACAACATCAGCGTGTCTGGTGGTGTTGTGATGCTGTATCCGTACCTCTTTGTGTACGGCAACAACGGCCTGATTCAGAACTGCGCCGCAGGCAACTTCAACGACTGGACATCTGCTGACTCGAATGCCAACAATGTGGCCTCTACCAAGGTCATTAAAGGTTTGCCTCTACGGGGAGGCACAACCTCCCCCTCTGGGCTTTTCTGGACACTTGACTCAGTGGTGCGCGTGACCTATGCGCCTCAGAATGTGGGCACATCGACGCTCTACTGGCGCTATGACTTGATCACCCAACAGTCTTCGATCATGTCGAGCTCGTGCGTGATTGAATACGACGGCGTTTACTACTGGGTGGGCACTGACCGATTCTTGATGTACAACGGTGTTGTTCAAGAAGTTCCCAACAGTCAAAACCTGAACTGG